ACATACTATTCATATCAGTTACATTTCTAACATTCCAGGAACTAATATCACCATTAAAATCTGAATAAGCAAACATATGATTCATATCAGTTACCTTACTAACATTCCATTTACTAATGTCGCCATTGAACTTAGTACAAGAAGCAAACATCCAACTCATATCAGTTACATTACTAACATTCCATTTACTAATGTCCTGTTTAAAATTATCAGCATTATAAAACATCCTATTCATATCAGTTACATTACTGACATTCCAGGAGCTAATATCCTGATTAAAATCAGTACAATTATAAAACATCCAACTCATATTAGATACATTACCAACATTCCATTTACTAATGTCGCCATTGAACTTAGAACAATAAGAAAACATATCTGTCATATCAGTTACCTTACTGACATTCCAGGAGCTAATGTCACCATTAAATTTAGTACAATAAGAAAACATATCTCTCATATCAGTTACATTACTAACATTCCAGGAGCTAATATCCTGATTAAAAATCTTAGCTTTATAAAACATACTATTCATATCAGTTACATTTCTAACATTCCAGGAACTAATATCACCATTGAAATTAGTACAAGAAGCAAACATACCTGTCATATCAGTTACTTTACTGACATTCCAGGAACTAATGTCGCCATTGAATTTAGTACAAGAAGCAAACATCCAACTCATATCAGTTACATTACTGACATCAAGATGATTAAGGTCTACATTATTACCATATTCTTTAATTAGGGAATTTATGACATTTTTAATATTTTTATTTGTTACTTTCATTGCTATTTATTTTTGTGCACAATTTAATTCCTTCTCGTAATCCAACATTAATAGTCATTGCCCCAAACTTAGTTGGGAATTTGTGATCACCAGAACAAATAAATTCTTTACCAGATTTTGTTTTAATTTTATAAGATTTTTGTTTTTCAATATTTGAAATATTAAGAACATTATTATATCCTTTATTTGTTTTTACTTCATCACCAATTTTAATATCTTTTGCATATTTAATACCATCTCTAGTTTCTATCAATGTATCTAAGGAGAAACAACGGTTTAATTGAGATGCGCTAATAATTGCTAAATTGAGTTTTTTAGCAGTAGCACGAACTTCTTCTGCTATTGACTTAACATAACTATATAATCCTGCTGTTGGTGGTATTAAATCTGATTTCATAATACCAATGTAATCGACAAAAATAATATCGAATTCAATGTCATGTTCAATCTTATAAGATTCAACTAATTGTTCTAGCATTATTGGACTAAATGAACCGGGCGGATAATCTTTAATAAATAATTTACCACATGTTCCACTCATTTTTAATTTTTTATAAGCAGATAGGATTTGTTCTTTACTAATATATGGTCTATTTAATTTATCTAGTTCATTCTGTGTTTTAGATAAATCAAGTAATGAATTAATCGGTAAATCCATAGCATTAGCATGTACCCTTTTCATAATTTCCTTATCTGCCATCTCTAAAGAAACAAGTAAAATATTCTTATTATTCTTTATCATTCCACTAATCAAATCTGTCATTAATAACGATTTTCCAATTCCACTAGCCGCTAAAATAACAGATAAGGTACCGGGAATAAATCCTGCTCCGATACGTTTATTTAATTCTTTATGTTGTGATCTAATACCAAGCATACGCTCAGAGTAATAATCAATCATTGTATCGATGTCATCTAAATCTAAACCAAGGTCTCTATCAATACTAACCTTTGCCCGTTCGTCCATAACTTTCTGTGCTTTGAGTTTTAGTTCATCATCCTTGTTCATAAGACCATCTGAACCAAGACGAAGTGCTTCTAAATACATAGCATCTTTAACCCATATTAGTGTCTCATCACATAAAAATTCTATATTCTGAACTTCTTCCGTTACATTAATTCCCTGTAATGATTTAATAATCTCAGCACGTATATTTGAATTAGATACATTTTTAACAGATGCGACTAATTCAGTAAGTGTAGGAACATCATGGTATTCTTTATAATAATTCCCTATAAGATTAAATAATTCTTGATTGCCAATATGTGAAAAATATTTTTTCTTAAGTATCGGCATCACTTTCCTAAAGAAAGAACCACTATAAATTAATTTTTTTAATAAAATTGGTTCAAATTCTGTCATATCTTTACCCTTATTTTATAACTCCTATATTAATAAATCCATGTGTTAAGTTTACAATTTAGCCTAAGTTATATTTACTAATTATATTACATTCTTGTGAACGTGCTTTAATAGCGTTATATACAAGATTCATATGTCCATCGTAAGACATATAGAGTCCTTTATTTGGGTAATCTATTAACGTGGTCATTCTAAAATCTAACCCAGAAAAATCTGTATATACAAATTTACCCTTTGTAAAATCAATACCATTTCCCACAGCATGACTAATAGCATAATTTAATTTACGTGTTTTGGAATCTTCTTCTGAAAGATTATAAAGTTTAGCAGTATATAATACTTCTTTAGTTAAGAAATGTTTAAGTTCATAAATAACAGGTTTCATTTTCCTTCCTTTTTATTAATCAATACCATTATTGATATTGATAGTTCTATTATAACATAATTTTACGTATATAAATAGTTTATTTAATAATCGCTAGTAGATTCATCTCTATGGGTTGTGCATTCTTAATTGATAAGGAGATTCTTTGATTTTATTTTTATACCATTTTAGTCCCATTTTTTCTTTCCTTAAATTGGAGTTATAAAAAAGGAGTGTTTCCACTCCTTTCTTGTTTAGTAAATTTATAATCTCTTTAATATTTTTATTGTTTACTTTCGATAAATATATATTTATCCCATAACTATATAAGAGTAATATTTTATTAGTATAAGATTCATTTAAATAAAATATTCTGGATATTCGTTTTTAATTTCTTTTAGTGGTTGTTTAATATTTGGCAAATTAAATTTTGAAAATTTAATTTTTTTAATTTTCTTTAAATAGTATTTTTTAATTTTAAGTTTTTCTGTATTATTATATGTGTTCCTAAGTTCATTACTTAATGTTTCTTTTAATCTTTCAATTTCATCTATATAATCTTCTTCTAATAAATTAAGAAGTGTTAGTTTTGCTATTTTAGCTGCTTCAATTCTAATAAATGATGAGTCATGAGTAGACATATTATAATTTTTAACATTAGTAGACGTAATATCACATATACTAGAAATTTTTAATTGTGTTGTTATTCTATATTTTTTCCAACTTCTATTAAAATGATTATATCTATAAATAATATTAGATTTAATAGAATAGTAATCATTATTTCTTAAGAATTCGTCTAATCTATTTTTACCATTATAAAATTCACATTCAAAAACTTCTAACTCTTTATTATAAATTTTATTATATGTATAACTAACATTAGGTTGTTTGATAATAAAAAGTTTCATATATTCAACTCATAAGTGTAATTCTTTTTTATAACCATATAATTCATCATAAGCAAGATTAAGTATTCTTTTAGCATTTTTATTTACATTCATTTTTGCCTATCCTATAGTTAATTTTATTAATGCATTATTTTATGTTGTTTAGTAAATCCCACAAATAAACGAAGCACATTTTCTTTAATAGGATAAAAATCATTATCAACACCCTCTATAATAAAATCATCTAAATCAGCAATTCTAAAATCACCTTTATTTGTGATAATAGTAAATTTACTCATATCTTCTTTAGAAGTGTAAACACAATTTTTGATGCCAACAAATTCTGCAACTTCTTTACGATTAAGCCCATCCCATTGTATTATTTTATTATTCATAACTATCTTATTAAACTCAGAATTTTATATTCATTTTATTTTATCTATTTTTTTTATTAACTCATCAATTTCGAAAGTTATGTTGACTAACTCTTTAATTATTCCCAATGCTAGGGTCTCTATGGGTCTTGATTTCAACATTCTATTAGCAGTATTGAGTACATCAGTTAATATTATTTTATTGATGTTTTTACTCATTTTCTTCCTCTTTTAATCAATAGCATCATTGCTTTTTTGATAATTCTATTATAACATAGTTTTGGTAATGTAAATGGTTTATTTCATATAAAAGTTTCTTGGTACTTCAATTTTAAAACTTACTTAACTTCATTTAAACTAATCCAACAAAATTTTTAGAATTACTAATACATTCATTTAATGAAGTTTCATCTAAGCATGTGTGCATTATTACTTCTTCATAGTTAAGGTCTTTTCAAGTTATCTATATTTTATTTTATCTTCAGATTTTAGTGAGAGGTATAAATCACAATTACATCTTTTTATCTAATTACCAATCTTCATTAATTCTTTCTTTTGCAATCTTAAAGTATTTTTCATCAAGTTCTATTCCGATGAAGTTTCTATTTAGATTCTTACAAGCAACACCTGTTGTTCCACTACCCATAGTGAAGTCAAGAACTAAATCATTTTCGTTAGTGTATGTTTTTATTAACCATTCCATAAGTGCAACCGGTTTTTGTGTAGGATGAAATGTTTTAGTATTATGTTCTCTAGGTATTTTTATAATAGAATGTTTTGTACTATGAGTATATAATTTTTTAATACGATCACCATTAGTATCTAAACCACTTCCACTAATATTGTCAGATTTTGATTTATTTATAGGTAAAACATGATAATATGGTTTTTCTAATTTTTCACCTTGACTAAAATAATATGGTTGTTGTTTATAAAAAACACTTATTAATTCATGTTTTCTCATAGGTTGTTTATTTGCTCTAGCAAAACCTGTTCCTCGCTCTTTCTCCCAAATCCAATCATATTTATATTCTTTAATATTACTCATTCTTAAATAACTTGAAAATGGTTCACTTCCAAATAAAATAATTGGTGTTATATTTTTTCTTAGAATTTTTAATCTTAACCACATTTCATCGAGTGAAATTACATTATCCCATTTACATGATGTTGTGCCGTATGGAGGATCTGTAATTATAACATCTATAGTTATTCCTTTCTCTATTAACCTATCCATCACTTCTAAACAATCACCATTATGAATTTCACTAGTCATTCTATCAATCATAATCAAATTCCTTTTAAATATTTCAGTGTTTTCATTCTATCATTTTCTATACTTATAACTTTATAGTCAATACTCATATATTTTTCATTTCGTTAATGTTTTTAACTACAAATTCGATATGTTTTACAATAGTACCAAAATTATATGGTCCATTCATGCGATAAGTAAATGCATTCATGTGACCAGTATTTTCTGTTCCTGTTAATGCTAAACGTAATGAATTTTTTTGCTCTTCTGAGTATGGTGATTCTTCCTTAATCCGTATCTTAATAATACCATAACTATTTGCGCCAATAACAATATTTTTACCATTTTTCATTTCCCTAATCATTACTTGATTAAACCAATCGTTTATGAAAGCAATAGTAATATCACCACTACGTTGTATTAATTTACGTTCCTCAAATGCCATAATTGCAGCTTTATAGTTAGCATTAATCCTAGATACTGCATCATGAAAATCACTCGGTATATCATAATTATTTTCAATTATTTTATCTCTCAATATTTCTAAATCAAATTCCCAGAAGTAATTATTTAAGTCTTGTGAAATATTAAACGCTGGACTTTTAGTTTGCCATATATCATATACATCAATTAAAAATGTCAATTTATCAAGATTAGAATTTTTACCTTTATTTCCGAAATATTCATTACAAATTTTAGCTGCACATTTACTCTTATCATGAACTACTTTCATCCTCGGAAATTCATCCCAGAAACCAACTGGATACAAGTGGTGGTCTATATAGGTACACTTTGCCAATTGATATAATTTACGTAGTGATTCTTTATTATCACTAAATGAAACATCAACAATTAAGATGTTAGTATTCCCGTGTTCGTTAATATATTTTTCAATTTTTGCTGCAATTTCATTGATATTAGCATAGTTGGTATAGAAATACTTTTTAGGAACATTGGGAATTTTATATTCTATATTTAAAACACAACCTAGCATATCCAGGTCATTATGCCCAAAAATTATTAATTCATCATTCATTATTTATCCTTTGTTTAATTATTCTTCTAGATTTAATTTTACAATATATACCATTTAGTAAAATTACCAATTAATTTCTTTTCTACAATATTTGCATATATCCTATAGCAACACCTTTCATTTGTTTCGATAATTTTTCATAATCACCTCTTCTTTTCTAGTTCTTATAGTATTTAATAATGCTCTTTCATAACTAGATAATTTTTTTATGTGTTATATTAAACATTTAATTCTATAGTAAATTTTTCTCTATAGTCTTAATTTAATCAATATATTTAAAATAAAATCAAATAAAATTCTCTGGATATTTATCTTTGAGAATATCAATAATCTTTCCTTCTGGAATATTTCCATCGAAGTATTCTTTAAGAATATCTACATTTTTAAAATTATCATATGCAAACATACTATTCATATATCTTACTTTACTGACATTCCAAGAACTAATATCCTGTTTAAAATTATCAGCATGATAAAACATACAACTCATATTAGTTACTTTATTGACATTCCAGGAACTAATATCTTGATTAAATTCAGTAAAATGAGAAAACATCCAACTCATATCTCTTACTTTACTGACATCCCAGGAACTAATATCTTGATTAAAAATCTTAGAATTATAAAACATATCTCTCATATCAGTAACTCTACCAACATTCCAGGAGCTAATGTCCGAATTAAATTTAGTACAATAAGCAAACATACCATTCATATCAGTTACATTACTAACATTCCAGGAACTAATATCCTGATTAAAATCAGTACAATCACCAAACATACTATTCATATCTCTTACTTTACCAACATTCCAGGAGCTAATGTCCGAATTAAATTTAGTACAATTATAAAACATATCTCTCATATTAGTTACTTTATTGACATTCCAAGAACTAATATCCGAATTGAAAATAGTACAATGAGCAAACATCCAACTCATATCAGTTACCTTACTGACATTCCAGGAACTAATGTCACCATTGAACTTAGAACAATTATAAAACATATCTGTCATATTAGTTACCTTACTGACATTCCAGGAACTAATATCACCATTAAAGTTGGATTCGCTGAATAAATTACTCATATCAGTAACATCACTGACATCAAGATGATTAAGGTCTACATTATTACCATATTTATCAATAAGGTCTTTAATTATGTTTTTTATATTTTTATTTGTTACTTTTATAGTTTTCATTTTATAACATAATTTTTAGATTTAAATAGCGGAATTGCTTAATTATAATTTCATTATAACACAGTTTATTAGATGTAAAATGGTTTATTAAAGAAATTACTCCTATATTCCTATATATTTAAATTAAAAAATTGTTACACTACTTATATTTTGGTTTATTTAATAATCATTCTTTTATCATCAAATTTTAAAATCCTCAACTGGATTGAACCAAATGTCATTAACAATATGCCCAATAGATTCAATATTTCTATATGTTGATTTAATCCTAATACTTTTTCCTTTGACTTTGGAAATATCATTTACTCCTGATATTTTTAATAATTCCCAAATGAAATGGCCAGTGTAATTTTTTGTATCTAAACCTTCTGATGGAGTATAGAGATTAAAACCACCAAATGTTTGACCACTACCACCATAATCAACATCAACCCATATTGTTAATATACCATTGTTTGCTTCAATTTTAACATTTTTAATAATAGCATTTTTAATTTTTGCTTCCATTTTTTACTCCATTGTTTTCAAAAGCACCATTGCTATTGATTTCTGTTTAAATTACTTATTTTTATATAAAAATTCTGATAAACTTGATTTAGTTTATATTTCATCATCATTCCTCATTATTCAAAAAAAAAAGCAATATTGATAAATATAGTTTATTTCAAATAAAATTCTCTGGATATTTATCTTTGAGAATATCAATAATCTTTCCCTTTGGAATAATTCCATTGAAGTATTCTTTAAGAATATCTACACGTTCAAAATTATCATATACAAACATATCTATCATATTCTTTACTAACATTCCAATTACTAATGTCCTGTTTAAAATTATCAGCATGAGAAAACATACCTCTCATATCTCTTACTTTACTGACATCCCAGGAAATAATATCCGAATTAAACTTAGTACAATCATAAAACATATAACTCATATTAGTTACTCTACTAACATTCCAGGAACTAATGTCACCATTAAAATCTGAATAAGCAAATAATCCATTCATATTAGTTACATTGCTAACATTCCAGGAACTAATGTCACCATTGAAATTAGTACAATGAGCAAATAATC